TTTGTTAACTACGTCCTTGACGGTTGCGATCTTGGGCTCTCTGAGCTTAGCCGAATCATCATCAGGTTTGTAGTTCTCAGGGGTTGGACCACCGAGATCTTCTACACTACCGAGCTGTGTGCCTGGATCAGCCATTTTAGGCATTGATTCAGCAGACTTAGCGTTCGCGTTCACAGCAGTTTTAGATTGCTCCATTTCTTGTAAATCTCCACGAGACATTTTTGAACTACTCCGATTAACCGATTTTAATCTATATTTATTTATAAATTAGTATTTTTAAGCACTCACAGGTTATTCAAGAAATTATTGAATAAATCGAGTTTTTTCTCATCAAGTTCACCTTGAGTTGTCAAGGTGTTAATTTGTTTGTAAGTTTTTTTGGCTAAAGCTTCACGAAGGATACCACCTTCCCAAACCCACTCTTTTCCTTCCATGATACCTTCAACGAAAGCATCTGGTGCTGAAGGATCAGCTACGATGTCAGCTGCGGTTGACAACATGAAGTCATCACCGACAACATTCACGCCTTCTCTCGTTTGTTTGAGTGAACCGATTCCTCTACTAGAAACACCCAACTTAACGCCTTCGTTAATGAGGGACTCTGCAATCTTACCCATAGGAGTAGATAAGATTTTAGCTTTACCGATGAAGTTTGTTCCATTCTCTTTGAGTGAAACAATCTTGTGACTGACGCGGTCCAGATTAACAGTTGGGCCATCTGGATGTCCGAGTTCTCCAAGAGCCCTCCCAGAATTGACGTGGTTCTCAGTGTATCTCTGGACTTCTCTTCTCAGAGTTTCCATTGGATACATACGACCATTTCTGTTCTTGAGGTTACCTTGAAGGAAGATACCCTCGATGAACATATTCTTCTTACCGTTGCGTTCTTCAACGATAAAATCAACCGTTTCGATTTCTTCTCTAATGAGTTTCATTGATTTAACCTGTGTAACCTACTTTAGCGGCTCTGGATGTGCCAGTTCCATATACAACATCATTTGGTTTTTTCTCAATATATTCAACAGTTCCATCTGGAATTGTAATGAAGTTCGTAGTAGCTGCACCAACCAGTGTTGAGACTCCAATGGTAGCTGTGGAACCAGAAACATTAACTACTCTCAGCACTGTAGCTTGTGCTAATGAAGTAGCAGCGCCAAACGTAGTAGGGACCGCAATCTCATTACCTATAATTAATGTCCTAGCCATTGTTAATCCCTAGTGTATGGTTTTATTTATATTTACTCAGCATCGAGATCGACACTGGTGTCGAGTTCTGCCTCACCTTGAGGTTCATCCAGATCAACATCGTTGTCAAAAAGAGATGATGCAACTTTTGGTCTGATATCTTCGATCTTTGATGCTGTTTTTGCAAACAACAAATCTTTGATAGCATCACTGACCTGAGAAGGAGACTCGTCCTTCACCAACAAATCCATTAATTCTTCCATAGTACTAATAATGTTTTAGCTATTTAGATCTCTCCACCTTTAGGAGTCTCATCAGGTTCTGGTTCTGCTGGAACAGGAGGAGCTTGAATTGCATTTGGTGGTCCAGCCATTTGATCACCTCCACCCATTTCCATAGCCATGGCCATAGCAGGATCAGGAATTTTACCTTCTTCAATTTCCTGATTGATTAATTCATCCTGTTCCTTAATTTCGGCATCAGACTGTCTAAGAACATTTCTTCTGACATAATCCTGAGAATAGTACTTACCGATAAATGGTTCAACCAGAGATGCTTGATTGAGTCTACTCTCACGAAGTTCAGCTTCTTTCAGCTCAGCGAAGTGGTTATCATACAAGAAGTCATACTGAATATGATCATTCATACTACTCCAATCTTCAGGAGTAATCACATTCTTAAGGATAAGTTGAGTCTTCAGAATGTCGCTAAACATAGAGGAGAATCTCTTTCTCATTCTTCCAACAAACTTGGAGAATTTAATCTCATCTCTCAAGATTTCAGATGACCTACCCAGTGAGAAACCAGTATCACCTTGAAGTCTAGTCTCAGGAACATTCAATGAACGATACAGTTTCTTCTGGAAATACTGAATGTCAGTGATCTCACCAAGGTTTTGACCACCAGGAAGTGTAGAGATTTCAGTTCCTCTACCACCTTCTCTTCTAGGTAACCAGAAGTCTTCCATCATGGACATGAACTTCTTGTCATCTCTGATCTCACCAGTGTTTGCGTCATAGACCAACTTGTTTCTATAACGCATCATGACATCACGAAGATATTGTTCTGCTTTGACTTTGGGAAGATTACCAACGTCGATATAGAAAATTCTACGTTCTGGTGCTCTTGAGAGTCTGTAGATAACCAGAGCATCCTCAATCATCATCAACTGATTGAGTGGTTTGATTGATTTGTGTAACCAAGAAAGTGTTGATCCCTTATTTCTATCTACCAGACCAGAAGTACAATAAGTGACAGAATCACGGGTCATTTTGACCCCTTTGGAACTACCACCAGTGAAAGATGATGCGATAGCACCTGTCTTTGTATTTCCAGGATTATAAACGAAATATTCCTCTAACTCTGGGAAGTTATAGTTCTGTGGATTATCTTTTCCACCAGCAGCAACTCTCTCAAGACTATTGAGAGCATCTTTTGGATTCTTCTTGACCTGACGAACATAACGCATTTTTGCTGCGTCAATGTATCTCAATTCCTGAATACCAGCTTCTGGATTCTTTTGATCGATTACCTTATTATAATAAAGTCTTCCATCAATATACCAGTTACGGAAAATTTCGTGAGCCTTCTTATCAAAGTCAAGAAGTTCTAGGATATACGCAAATTCTTCTCTGATAATTTTTTTGATACCATCACTAGCATTCAAGTTCTGAAGATCAATGGATACAGGACTATCGTTGGTATCAGAAACAATAGCTTCATTTACAATATCTTCGATCGCACTATCACACTCAGGATAGAGTGCCATTGAACGATATCTACGAATAAGATCGTTCTCGTTTTTATATACTCCTTCAATATCTACATATGAACCATAAAACCCCGACGTGACATAGTGTTCCGAACCATCGTTGTTAGACGGTGGAACGGGGGACACTACGCCAGGCGGGGTCTTTTCGCTATCTTCAATTGAGAAACCAAATAATCTCGCCATTTCAAGTTAATACTAGGAGTGGACTCCTAGTATTTATAGCTTGATTATATCACTCTTAGAGAGTAGCTGCGGATTCTTCTTCTACTGTCTCATCAAATGAACCATTAGCTGAAGAATCAGTTTCACCAACGGTGAAGTATTGAACTTGGAAGTTCACAGTGAATTCTTCAATGGTGTCACCACTGTCATAGCTCAGTTCAATAGCTGAGATGTCAGAAGGCCAGATATCATAGAACTTATAGGTTCTCAGAACTGAAGTTACGTTACCAGCATTCTTTTCTGAGAAAGCTTCTTTACCACGACCAAGTTGCTTGACGAAAGCATTGGTCATGTAAGAAGTTGGGTTGGTAACACCAGTTGCATCAAACAAGTTGGAAATCTTGTCAGCCCACTTTTCAAAGGCGGTTCTGAGTACGAAGTCCTCATCATTGATGATAGTGACTGTCCAATCTGCGAATGTTCTGTCACCAGCAACTTTAAGTTGTCTTCCTCTAAAGGGAACAGTGATTGGTGCTACAGTTGATGCAGGTAACTGAGCTGCCTTACACAGAAACTTGAAGGTTTTTCTATATTCATTAGTCCAGGTGTCGGATTCGACAGCAGCTGGGAATGAGGGAATAGAAACTTCAAACAGATTGGGGCGGGCACCTCCGCCCGCCAGTTGTGTCTTAAATTGGGATAATGATTTGGTAGCCATTTTGTGTTTCCTCCGTTTTTATTTTAATAAATTATTAGATCAAACAGTACCAACAACTTCTTCAAATTCAACACCAGATCTGGTGGCAACGAAGGTAAGTGTGACGTAGTTGATAGACTTAGTTGGCTTGAGGAAAATGTCAGCCCTGAATTCATTGTTGTCAATAATATCAGGAGTGTTGTTTCTTTCGTCACATTTTACGACGAAGTCGAAAAGTCCTCTCTTAGCCTGAACATCACGGAGATAAGGTTCAACAGCGTTGACGAAGTTTGCTCTTGTGATCTCATCATTGACCTCAAAGAGTTGAGCATCAGCGACTGATTCGAGAGCTTGTTCCACTGTCAGGAACAATCTTCTTACGTTGATTCTATCAAACGCGGAGTTGTAAGACAGACCTGTCTTATCACCGAACAGAATGATACCCGCTCCTCTCTTATTGATGATTGGGTTGATTCTTGATCCATAGAGTTGATCTCTATGTGCCTTACTTGGGTTGTAAGCCAGTTTGATAGCGTCATTAATTTGACCTCTTTGAGCTCCCGCGGGTGAGAACCAAGGGAAAGCTTCAATTTCAGTTCTGACCATCGTTCCAGCAACGTCAGGGTTACAAGGAACATAGACGAAAGCGTTATTGAAACGATCATAGGTGTACTTCCAACCAGTATCGAATACTGCGTAAGAGGAAGAACTCAGAGAAGAGTAGTACCTCAGAATGTTGTCTGTGACTGTGTCAGTGTTGTTAACACCAACGACGTTTGCTCTATGAGGAGAAACCGTTGCCATACAATCCTTTCTACCCTCAGCCAGGGAGATCAAAAGGTTTGCCTTAGCTTGAGTTTCACTCTCAACAGTGAGACCAGGTCCCATGATCAGGAAGTCAACAGCGATGTCGTCCTTATTAGCGAACAATCTGTAAGATGTGTTCAGAGAACCAAGTGTAGCGGCCATACCACCACCAGCTTGATAGTCAACACCTCCAGTCAATGTGTAAGTGTTATTACCAAGGGAGGAGAAGTTAACACCCTGTGCGTCTTGTCCCCAGAGACCAGATCCAGATGTGTTAGCTACATATCCAGATGAGAAACCGTTAGCCAGAGGTCTCGTACCGTGATAAGCATCAGCGGCTGCCGAAGCGTTGTATCCAGCGTAAATGTAATTGGAGTTCAGTGCCAGATAATCCTTGTAGTAAACCTTAGTAGGATTGTCAGCATCAGCCGTAGCGTCCTTAGCCTTAGAAAGGTTAGAGAACTTCTCAAGGATGTTACCTTGAATACCAGAAACAGTTCCCTTGTCATCAACAACTACAACGTGGAGTGTGTCGTTACGACCACTTCTCGAAGATGAATAGTTATTGTCAAGAGGCTTAGGAGCGATAGACTTCCAGAAAACTGTGGAGTTATCGAGACCAAGTGTCTGTTGCTCGTACCAGTCAAGTTGACTTGTGACAGCCGTTACAGAAGCGTTTCCTGTGTTAATACCAGCGTTATTGACGAAGAAGATTCCGTCAGATGCCTCAATGGACTGTGCGGCGTTTGCCTGTTGATAGTTGATGTTTGTTTCTGTACCAGCTGAGGTGACTCTCGATACAATCTTAACATCGATTGTAGAAGCACCGTTTACAGCGTCAGTCGAAACACCAGTGATAATGCCTTTCAGATATCCAGTAAAGGATGATGTAGAACCAGCACCAGGGATGACTACATCTGTCAAAGCTGTAGTAACACCGTAACCAATAATAGCACCAGCGGCATTGGGATTAGTGGTGTTGATACCCAGAGTTTGGTCAGCTGCGTTGTCAATGACACAAACCTTGAGGTCATCACCCCAAGAACCAGGATTCTTAGAGGCGTAAGTGAATGAGTTGTCGTTCAGATGATTCTCTTCGTAATCATCATAGTTGTCAATTCTGATTGTGGTCGAAGCCATTCCAACACCAGCACTGGCGTTATTCAACGAACCACCACCAGTTCTAGCAACCTTCAGAACACCACCATAGCTCAGGAAAGAGCTAGCAGACATCCAGTACTCATACTGTCTGTCGGTACTCAGAGGTTTACCGAAGGTGTTGATAAGCTCCTGCTCGGTC